TCAACGTCCTGCCACCCGCGCCTTTTGTTGGTTGCGCTTCGCTTCGTGCAAGAGTCGCAACGCATGCTTGCGCGTCTTGATGTTTGGACTGTGCATCTGCCGCCGAGCGGTCGCTAGATCTGTTTTTGGCATAACTCTTCTCCTTAATCGTAATAGTTACGAACAACAACGATTAGTAGTGTACCCTAGTCTTTGGACGGTTGTCAACGGTCGCCAGCAAAAAGGTGGATTCTGGCGGATGAAGTTACGTTCGCTTACTTTTTGTAAATGTTATGTAAATGTTTACGTAAGGGGTTCCATTCTCGGTAAAAGCTGGTATACTGACCTTAGCTTATACAGTTGGGTATGGTGGTGGCCACTCCATATGCTTTCCCAGTCTGTACCGGTGGGGGTACCAGTCGATGATCCTTGTCCGCGTGAGGCCGCTGTTATCCCAGTCCTGAGTGCAAACTCAGGCACCTTATTCAAAGATTTTCGCGGGTTGGCAACCGCGCCTCTTCATTTGGGGAATCGCCCGGGACACGTTTGGGGAGACCTGACGTGTCTTTGTTGTGCCATATGCCTTTTTAGACGCCACCACCATCAAAAAAGCCTTTGTCGACGTGATGACTCGTCGACAAAGGCTTTTTTGTCTGCTTATGCTTGCCAAAAATTGTCAAATACCGTGATCGGCAAGTGCCGCTTATGGGCCGACTTGCGGTACCACCCTTCGATCGTCTCGGCGGCGGTCTCACTAACCGCTTGACCTTCTAAGTAATCATCGATATCGCGATATGAGACCCCTAGGGCGACTTCATCTGGTAAAGCTGGCCGCTCTTCTTCCAAGTCAGCAGTCGGCGCCTTTTCATACAAGTGCGCTGGCGCCCCTAATGCCTTGAGCATCGCGGCCCCTTGGCGCTTATTCAGCCGCCATAATGGCGTGACATCGGCGCCACCGTCACCGAACTTGGTGTAAAATCCCGTGACGGCTTCGGCGGCGTGGTCAGTCCCGACCACCACGCCGGCATGGGCACCGGCAATGGCGTACTGCGCGATCATCCGCGCCCGCGCCTTGATGTTTCCCTTGTTGAAGTCAGTGACCGTCAACTCGTTGGCTTCGACAGCCGCCACCATCGCATCCACGCTGGGCTTAATGTTCACCCGAGTGGTGGCGTCGGCCTGCATGAAGGCGATCGCCGCCATGGCATCGGCTTCGTCAGCCTGCTCGCCATAAGGTAAGCGCACCGCAATAAATTGATAACTGTCGTCACCGGTTTCGGCTCGCAACTCTTGCACCGCCTTTTCGGCCAAGGCACCAGCTAAGGTGGAGTCTTGCCCGCCCGAGATGCCCAATACCAGGCTCTTCAAACCCGAGTAATGGCTCAGGTAAGCCTTCAAAAAATCGACACTGCGGCGGATCTCAGCTTGCGGGTCAATCTTAGGTTGAACGTGCAAGGCTTGGATAATTTCTGCTTGTAATGGACGCATGGGTGATGACCTCCTCATTTCTTCTGTTTTATCATACGCCGCAGCTATCCACGGCGCAACGAAGGGTGTGAGCAATGCTCACACCCTTCGTGGTTAGGCTTGATGCCAGTTGACTTTTTCCTTGATACGCTTGATGATCGACATCTTATTGTCCCACGCCGCCTGTGACAGGTCGACGGGGTACTCTTGCGGATTCAACACCCGCGTATACTCGTCCCACAGCGAATCGACGCTTTGCATCGCGTATTCCCGGACGTCGACCAACGCAGGCAAGTCGTAAACCAGCTTGCCTTGGTCAAAAATCGTCCGCAACAGTGGCCGCGCGTCGAAGTCCCGCACCGTTTTGTTGATGTACGTAAAATTAGGATGGAACATGTACAGTGATTCTTGGTTGGCGATGTCTTCGTAAGCCAAGGCCACATAGTCCCCTTCGGACTTGCCATTGGAATGGCGCGTGATCCGCCAAACTTGCTTTTTGCCCGGCGTCGAAACCTTCTCGGCATTGGCTGACAGCTTGATCGTATCCGCCATCTCACCGTGCTCGTCTTCGATCGACACCAGCTTGTAGACGGCGCCTAAAGCAGGATGGTCGTACGCGGTGATCACCTTCGTCCCCACGCCCCACGTATCGATTTTTGCGCCTTGCATCTTCAAGTTCTGGATCGTATTTTCATCCAAATCATTAGACGCCACGATCTTAGTATCGGTGAAGCCTGCCGCGTCTAACTGCTGGCGGACACGCTTGGAAATGTACGCCATATCCCCCGAGTCGATGCGCACGCCTTGGAAATCGATCTTATCGCCCATCTCCTGAGCGACACGAATCGCCGCAGGCACCCCGGAGCGGAGCGTGTCATAAGTATCGACCAAAAACGTCACATCGTGGTTGACCTCGGCGTAAGCCTTGAACGCATCGTAATCGTCACGATAAGCCTGCACTAAAGCATGTGCGTGGGTCCCGGAAATCGGAATCCCGAACACCTTGCCGGCACGGACATTGGAAGTCGCATTAAAGCCCCCGATGAACGCCGCACGCGTGCCCCACATTGCCGCACTGGTTTCTTGCGCGCGGCGAGTACCAAATTCCATCAGCGGATCATTCCCGACAACCGCGCGGATCCGCGCCGCCTTCGTCGCCACTAAAGTCTGATAGTTGACCATATTCAAAATGGCCGTCTCGATCAACTGCCCTTGTGCCAGCGGGCCCTCAAACTGCACGATCGGCTCATTGTTGAACACCAAGTCGCCTTCTACCGCGGAACGCAGGGTCCCCGTAAACTTCAGATCGTGCAAATAATCGAGAAACGCTTGAGGATAGTTTGTGACTTCGCTGAGGTAGTCAATATCAGAATCCGTGAACTGAAGCCCCTTCAGATATTCCACCATATGTTCCAAGCCGGCAAAAACAGCAAAGCCACTGCCGAATGGTAAGTCTCGGAAGTACACCTCAAAGATCGCATTGCGCTCTGCGATGCCTTGCTTCCAATACGTATACATCATATTTAGTTCATAGAAGTCAGTGTGCAAGGCTAGCCCATCATCTTTATAAGTCATAACCGTACCTTTCGTCTGCGCCGCAACGACGCTAAGAGTGACAAGATTGTTGGGTATATTTTACCGCGTTGCGCAGACGATAGCAAAAAACCGCGTGAAATTTTTCACGCGGCAGGAAGTGGTGATAAGAAGTGCCTTGGTAAGCCATGACTTTGCTTAGGGATCACCCCCCGCATGTGCGGGGAAAACACGGATTAGCCTGGAAAGTGTAAACGTGGTGGCGGCCCATATGCCTCAATGCCCTGATATCACTGGCTTTACACCTTTAGAACATTTTTATAAAAATGCAACGTCTGCTAGTTCATATCTAGTTTAATCTGTTGGAATCTGGTCAGAATCTGGTCAAAAAGTCTCTCGCACTCGCAAGATAAATAACGCTCCTAGTCCCCAAGTGGGACTATTTTTATGTTGCAAAAGCAAACATGCGTTCGTATAATAATTGGCGAGGTGATAGTATGAAACTTCCAATCACAATTGGCGATTATAAGCTCACGCGCGACCGTGACCATCGCGGCATGGTGGCGCTACGTGGTCGAGATTGCGCCGGATCACTTGAACCAGACAAGCTGCTAGATGACTTGCCTCGCGTGATCGGGCGACCGCTAACAATCGACGAGCAGGTAGCACTGACACTGGCGGTCCCAGGGGTGGCAGCATGAATGATGCGGCGATTATCCTAGCCAGGATCGAGCCCCTTTTCCAGCGACTCCACGGCCACATATATCAGATCCGCGTCGCCAAAGTGGCGATTGACGGACAGATACACTTCTTTTTCGAGGATCAGCCCCGTGACCACCGGTTCAAGTCGATTCCGCTACACTCCATCTCTTTAGATCTCGACCACTTCGAGGAAGTCATTCGCGCAATCCGCTCGCAGTATGGATTGTCCTTCAACTTTTATGGCTTCGTCGGCGATCGCTGGCCTAGTAATGGCAACTTAATCCAGAAGAAGCTGCGGCCGAACGAGCTTTTTTACGGCGAACAAAAATAGCCGAAGGGGAATTCCCTCCGGCTAGCGAACATATATGTCGTCAGGGCTGATCACCCTGGCTGTCTCCCAATGAATCGGCCTCGACCTAGCGTCGGGGCTATTTTTGCGTCTTGTAGCCAGGCCAGTATTTAGCGCGCAGCTCTTCACGTAGTTCCAAGGCCTCTTTGAGTGTGTCTCTCAGTCCTCCGTGCTGGCGATGATCGTAAGTCACTGCGACCCTATAGCGCCACCGGCTACCACGAAACGTCATCGAGATATTGCGGTACCCGGTGTGACTAGTGGCTGGTACCTTGTCAGTAAGCATCGAAGCGTGGTGATCGGCGCCCGTCTCAAGATTAGCGGCCTTGACATGACCGCAGCTCGTGGTTTGGCCTGTAGTAAGCGAGCTAGTCGCCACATAGGTCTGCTTCCCGCAATCACACTGGCACAGCCACAAAACTGCTGACGACCCGTCTTTGCGACGAGCTCGCTTGCCACTGTCCTTGATTGCCGTTAGGTGGCCGAAAACTTGGCCTGTAAGGTTTACCTTGTTTGCCATAGCTAACTCCAGCTTTTACTGAAGTCTTCATCTGCAAACAATGATGCTAGACCGCTGACTTGCTTTAACCTCAACAGCTCGTCTGCGTCCATACCAATATTTTTCATGATCCAGGCATCACTCATCCCCGCGTCTTTCAATTCTTTGACAATGTTAGTCATCAACTCGATGCTGTGAGTGCCACGCGCACGATTGTGTCTGATTGTGGATGCGATACGGTCCTCTACTGGCTTGTCGATCACCACAATTGGTAGCAAGCCTCCTTCACGCTCATAGATGTCCTTGTGCGTCAGCATCACGCTATAGCGATGGTACCCGTCAACGATTTCGTACTTATCTTCGTCTTCGAGGTAGTAGGTGACGATTGGCATCGTATAACCGTCGTCCTTAATGGACTCATAAAGCAGTTTCATTTCTGGCGGCGCCACGTGATTAGGGTTGTATGAGTTTGCCTGCACCTTTTCGATCGGCACAGCCTGAACGCCATAAACTGGTGATTTAAAGGATGCTGCTGTATTTCTCAATGGCTCTCTTCCTCTTTTCCACTTGTGCCTTGGTCTGTGCAAACCCCATATATTTTGCCGTATGATCGTTTTTCATAATGGTGATGCACATCCGCTTATACGACGGGACGACTCTAAAATTCGTCACCGGCGCGTCATCGGGATAATCGTCAAAAGTCACCGGCTTTTTCGTAGTCCGGTAGTTTGTTTTCTTGCCAACTTTGACGTGGATGCCTGCGTCCTGTAGCTCTTTGATCGTCTGATCGTCCAGCACGCCACCCTTGTCTCGCCAAAAACTAATCGAGGTTTCAAATATGTGTTCGTAATTTTCGCGGGCGTCTTTCGGTAGCGTCTTAAGCAAAAAAGCTAGGTAGCTACGCCAAGTCATCCCCTTTGGCAAAGTGATCGACTTCCACCCCATTGCCGTGGTACCGCCATAGATCCCGGCAAAATTTGCGCCGTTTACCCGACCTACCATTTTTGCCCAAGTGTCCGGTTCGATCACCTGGTAAAGGCGCAGTGTGGCGATACCCTGACTGATAAATGGACTTGCGACGCGCATCTGGTCGATAGGCAAGCCTGCCTGATAGTATAAGTCGTAGATTTTGTTGTATGGCCACGCCTTTTTTGCATTAGCAATCCAAACGTCACGTGTCTGCCAGTCATAAATAGGATACGCGTTTGCAAGGTTCGGAGACCTTTTGATGACATAGTTTGTGTCCTTATAGCCATTCACCTTGTGCTGTCCCTTTATAGCGCGAAAACGATCGAGGGACTCATCTGCTCGGATTCCGATTGCGGCGGCCGTCTTACCGTAGGCGTCAGCATACCAGGCAGTAAAGTCATCTTGCACCTGATAGTCTCGTGTTCCCGGCGTGTAGTCCCAGGGAACATTGTCTTCATTAACGACATAGTCAGCTACGGGCATTGGCCGCACCCAGATATCTCGCTTATCCTTTTCCCACGGCACCCATAAGCCTTGTGTGGCAGATGTCGAGGTGGGCACTGAGTTTGGCAGTGCCAGCCAAAACCTTTGCACGTCTGCTAGATCGTCAAAAACCGATTGCACATACTGCATCGTGGCTTGATACTGCGCCTCGTAGTCAAGAAAATAGTATGCCAGCTTATTCTTTAGTCCACGCTTAGTAGCATAGTCATATGCCATATGCAGCAGCATGCCGCTGTCTTTGCCGCCGCTAAAGGCGACAAGCACGTGCTCGAACTCTTTAAAAAGATAAGCTAAGCGCTCCTGGCTAGCTTCGTAAACTGTCTGATTACTATAGGTTTTCAACCATTTCACGCCCCTTTCCTTCCTCAGATGCAAGCTTGAAAGCGTCAAGCATAGAAGTTTTTTTGTTGATGTTCGTGTCGATAAGATGCTCCAGCCCCACGTCAGCCGTCAGCATGTAGTAGCGAACATCCTCAGTCTGGCCCACGCGATAGATTCGCCGTTGCGCTTGCTCAAGCTGAGCATAGTCAAAAGTCTTGTCCCAAAAAATCATCTTTTTGTAAGCTTGAAGATTGAGGCCGAAAGCGCCAGTCCCATAGGTCAAAACTTTAGCTTGCGGGAATTTCTCCGCCAGATAGTCCCGGGCCTTTACAAACTTACAAAAAATTACCGTATCTTCATCAACCAAATTTCTAATCTGCCAGAACTTCTGATCGTCAAGAGTGTATTCATGTTGCATAGCCTGCGTCATCCGCAAAAACCAGTTAGCGTCATCTCGCCAATCCTGGAGCATCTCTTCTTTTTTGGAGTAGTAGGCATCAAGTTTATTGGTCAAATCGTACTGGATCTCCAAAAAACTCGACTGTACGCCAATTTTAAGCCGCGAATTGAAGACGTATGGTTCTATCAAAGCATACAAATACTGTTCATTTTTCGAGCGCATTATTTGATAGCTCCAGCGACCATCTTCATCTTGACGCTCGATGTAGTCCGAAAAAGTGTAGCGAAATTCTTGATAGCTCATCTTCAGGATCTTCGGCGATAAGAATTCCATTTGCGACCACAAATCAAGGACGTTGCGACTTAGTGGAGTCCCATTAAGGATCAACCGATAGTAGGCCCTTTTCCCAATCTCAATGGTTCGCTCAGTCCGCTTGGCAGCGATGTTTTTAATCTTAAGGGACTCATCGACCACCATAAAGACTTTTTCTTTTTCCGCTAGCCGTTCCCTTAAAGCCAGATATTGCCTATCCGATTGGGCAATGGTTTCCACACCGATAATCTCGTAAGGCTTGTCACATCCCCACTTATCGATTTCTTTTTGGAGGTTGGCTTTAGTGGAGAAGGGCACCACCCATAGAACCCAGTCAGCCTCTGACCCATTTATAAGCTCTAGCGCAGTTCGAGTCTTACCAGTCCCTGGCTCCATAAAGAGCGCACCGACACGTAGTTTTTCTAGCTTTTTTATAGCTAAGCTTTGCTTAACGCTTAAGCTCGTCATCGACTTTCACATCCTCCCACGTCCCTATATAAGGCGCTCTATGAAACCGCTCGACCCGCGGAATATCAACATAAGTCTTCTGCTTTTCGAGCTCGCTAAGTAGCTTCTCTCCCGACATCTCTACAGCCTCCCCTAGCGACTCGCCCCTATACCGCCAATCAGGATTGACGGCAATTCGTATCTGCCCGGTTCGAACATTTTTCTGCACCAGTTTTCGAGGTATCCACACCCATGCCTCTATGCTTGGAACGCGTAATTTTATCACCTTCTCATAGACGTGGCGGATCAGGCTTTTATCGATTTTTTTGTACTCCCACGGCATGGCATACACCTCCACAATTACAGTATTGTGTTTACGCGGACTTCGATATACGGGCTTTTGAAATCATCGTCTGGACGCTTAAAGGCGATGACGAGCTTACCGACACCAGTCTTTAGCATCGTGAACTCATCAGGCTCGCCCTCTGAATGGGCATCCTCATGTTTTTCGGAAGTTAAGTAGTCAAACATCAGTTTCTCGACGGCCAGCTCAAGCGCACCGTCACGGCCATAAGCAAAGTACATGTCAGCGTATGCCATGGCCTCATCGTCAAAGCCCTCTGCCTTCACGATCTGGGACACAAGTAGAGCCTGATAGTAGGATTTGGGGTTTGCTGCCCGGTCAGCCATTACAGCGCTGTACAAGTCTTTGTCGTATTTGTACAGCTCATCAAAGTAATCGAAAGCGTAAGTCTGATACTTCATAGTAGCAGTGAGCCTGGTCGTCTTCTTGATCTTGCTTAGGTCGAACTTTGGGACACGTGCGCCAAAATCGAGGTCAAGTTCTTGACCCGTACTGTTTGCAATTTTACGTAGGGCATCCATGCTTGAGTCTTCACCGTTCTCGATTCTCGTCAGAGTGCGCCGGGACACACCTGTCTGCTCTGCAAACTCATCCTGGGTCATGCCCATATTTCTGCGCAGCTTTTTTACCGCTTCTTTGATTTCTGTCATTTTGCTCTCCTCCTAGTCCTTGACCATGACACTTTTGGCTACCCATACGGTGCGGGTACTCTTATAGTCAAAGTCATCAGGATCATAAACGTTAAACTGGATCTGTAAAGCCTTGGCAGTCTCTTTGACGACTTCGGTGCTTACGGTATGGAAGAAGACCAGCTTGCGATCCATCCGGAACCGAAAATCCTTTTCAATCACCCATGCTGGCACGCCGGCGACGTCGTTGGGACGAAGCTTGTCCAGCATCCACACATCCATACGCACATGAGCGTTATGACCGTTTACGTACTGCCATACAAGCCGAAGCGTAATCCCGAAGGCGATCTGATAATCGCCTACCAGAGACTTGATCAGATGGGCGTATTCGTGGGCCCAACGCATGACGTCGGCCGATTCTTCGCGTTGTTGACGTTGTGCTTTGCTCATGATGATTTCCTCCTTGGATTACGTTCCTTACTTGATGAACCTAGTATACCACCAAATTTTAAAATGTGCCACATTTGGCGCAAATAAAATTAAAAAAGTGTCAAAAGTGGCACAAAGAGGGGCACAAAAATAGGCCCACCCCCGAAGGAGTGAGCCGTTGATGAGCTGTGATGAGTTTTAATGAGCTAAAATGGATTGCTAGTCCCAATTTTGATCTGCAAGCGATCCAACGGTTGACCGAAGTTCCCGGCGTAATTGTCGGTCAACCCAGCAACCGAACGGCCATCATCACAGACGGTCCGCAACCAACCGGCTTGTGTGGTCGTTTGTGACCGGTAGTAAGCTTGGCTGTAAGCTTCGCCCGCTGGCGTAATGTAGATCATTTCGACAGCGTCGATGGTCTTGCCGAGTGTGCCAGCATAGCCGTTGACAGCGTCCTTATGATTGTAGCCGGTGACCCACGGCAACCACTCGCCACCGATCACACGAACGCGGTATTTGATTGTCCCGTGGCTCACCTTGATGCAAAGCGCATCATGCTTGTGGTTTGGATTGCCCGCAAAACCATTGGAGTTTTTGTTGTTGAAATTGGTGACAGCGCCAAGCCACCCAGCACCTTGCTGGTGTAGCTCATAGGTGACGTTGACTTTAGCAGCAACCTTAGCGCGTGCTGTGTGATTGACAACAGCAGGAGTGGAAGCTTTGACGGTTGCCACAGGCTTGCCGCTGATTGCCGCATACTTGGCCCACGCCAACTTATCACCGTAAAAAGCGTCGAAATCCAATGATGCACCCCAACCTGACAGGTGGCCAGATGAGGTGTATTGGAACATTGCCATACTTGGCCAGCGCTTGAGCGTGCCGTATAAATCACGTGGCTGATAGCCGTTGACCGTATTGTAGTTGTTGTATTGGGCAATCCATACACCGTAACCAGCTTTGACCACACTTGACCAGTCGTAGGCGTTTTCGACAGCAAGTGACATGTAGATGATCGGCCGCACACCAGTTTTGGCATAGACATAATCCAACCACGCCTTAGCCCACGCGACTGATGGCCGAGCTGGTTCGTAGTCCAAGACAAGCATAGCTTTGCCGATATACGGCTTAATAGTCGCTAAGAAATGATCGGCCTCAGCCTGCACATTACCGTTTGAGGCAAAGTGGTAGAATCCTAATAGCGCCGGTGCTTTGGCAATCTGGTCGGCCAGTGCCGGGTTGGTGTAAGTGCTTGATTCGGTCGCCTTTACGATGCGAAAATCACCAGGCATCTTGGGGATTCCAGCTTGATAGTTGGCGATATCAATACCGTTCAAGGTCATTTTACTTGTCCTCCTTCTTAGGTGTGGTGTAAGTCAGTGCCTGGGCACTGTCAGTCACGCCGGCAGTAGTCGGGTCAGTGACCACACCAAGAATTGACAGCACCGCGAATACCGCATTGACGATGCCGGTCAGTTGCGTGCCTAGGTTGGCAAAGTCCCACTTATATCCAAAAGGGGCAGCCACAGCTTGCGCAAGCAATAAAATAGCCGGCACTAAGGCCAGCCAGAACTTGACGCTCAATACTCGTACTTTCCAATTAATCTTCATGGTTATCTTCTCCTTTGATTCCTACGTGGTCTTCCAAACGGGTAAGCCTAGTTGAATGGCTCCCCAGTTCCTGACTATGAACCTTTTGCGTATTCAGAATGTCATCAATTACTTTCTCCTCATTCTGGAACCTTTGGTCAAACTTAAAGCCCAAATCTTTAATATCTTCTCGCAACGGATCCAGTGCAATCTTTTTGAATAGCCAACTACACAGGCTAACCAGTGTAGCGGTTAAAGTTGCAAGCCCTACCCAATCGCCAATTCCATAACCTAAAAAATTCACATCATTTCACTTCCTTCCACAAAAATACCGCTAGGCATTTGCCCCAGCGGCGTAGTCGTTACCGGTAATTTGTTTATACTCATCAGACGTGATTGCTCCAGATTCTACATAGCCCTCTATCGGGCAACCCCACGCGTACATCTGTTTTACAAAGTCCCGCATCAGCTCTCGCCCCCTAACTTTTCTGTGAGCGCGGTGACTTGTGCCGCCAATTGCGCGTTTTGCAAGCCCAGTGCGTTGATCATCTGCTGCTCAGGAGTGGGAATCACCTTATTAGCTTCGGCTTCAAGCTCTACCCGCTTGTCTTCATCAGTAGTTATAATGCCATCCGCTGATACCTTTGAGGCCCCTAACCAGATACTTGCCAGATCGGCGGGCGCCACCTCGACTGCCTCACTAGTGTCAAATGGGGCTACCCATTCTTTACCATCCCAAAACTCTTGCTGGTAGCCAATGATATATCCATCAGCGTCGATGCTGAACAGCACTTTGATTTTATCTTTGGTTTCCATTTTATCCTCCTATACTGCAAATACCCTACTCATGACTGCCTTAGGTGACTGAGTGCCTGAGTTATTAGCTGCCACACCGGTGATCTGCGTGTTAGTCACGATCAGCTGCTTAAAGAACGTCCCTATGCCCGGCATAGACAGCTGTGCCATTAAGTCACGGCTCGCGTGGTACGTCGTCCAAATGTTGGGCACGAGCGTGTAGTTATAGTGACTGTCTTGACGACCGGAGTTGAAGTATTGCCATTCAACTAACCAGCCCGAAAAAGTCTGATCAAGATTGACCGACATTGTCGCCACGTCGCCCGCTTGGGGGTAAATCGTCCCTTGCCAGGCTAAGAGGCCGCTCCGCATCATTGCCAGCAACTGTGCAGGTGTTAGCGTCCCAGACTCCCAAACCGGGGCATCTGATGCGGACTTTTTATACAAGCCTCCCAGCATCATCTGACCATTTTTGATGCTGATCGTGTCAAACTTGACTCCGCCATAATAGGAGATAGAATCAAGTCCCAGCGGTGTGAGCGACGTTGTCGAGTAAAGAGAGTTATCAGTGTCGCTATAAGCGATTGTGCTCAAAGCACCACTTTCAAGTGTCGAGGTGCCGTGAACCGCAAACGTGGCTCCCTCCGGTTGAACTTCCGAAAACGATGAAACGAACTTCGAGCCATTAAAAGTAACGCCGTTAAAGGTCAATCCATCAAAAGTGGGCGCGGCGATGTTAGATGCAGATATCTGCTGTTCAACCCAATTCGTTCCATCTGACGTATAGAACTTGATTGCAACGCCTTTATCGTCGGTCAGCCAGAACCGGCTGTTAGCAATGGGTACCTTGTCCGGCAACGACGTGCCGCTGCTGAAGGTCGTGACCTCTGTAGCGTTCTTGCCAGGGTCACCTCGATCGCCTTTGGGCCCCTGGAAAAGCGCCCAGGTGTACTTAGCGGGGTCCGTCGAGTCATCTGGACTGTCATCCACATACTGACCGATGTAAGTGGCATCCACTGCATTTGTTGTACTAAAGCCGGTTTTGCCATCGCTGGACTGCGCATAGGCAATATGCGTATAAGAAGACTTACCATCCTTGCCGGGATCACCAGGTGCACCGGTTGCACCGCGCACCTTGATCCACATCCCAGCGTAGGCGGAAGGGTCGTCGCTCGGCACTGCCGTCGCCCCGTATACCGTAGCCATGTAAGTCTTACCAGCTGGTAAGACGGACATGTTGGTGCCCTGGTCATCGTCGGCGTAGCGGACCCATGGGTAGAACTTGCTTTGACTCTTGACGGCTTCGAGATCAGCTGCCAGCTTCTGGAGCTGCGGATCGATCTCACTCTGCTCAATCATGTAGTCGCCAAGCGTTGCGGTGTGAGTGCCATCGGCATAGGATGTCACCAGCTCAAGCAGACGCGTGGAGAGATTGAGTCGCTGGACTTCGTCGACGACGTGGATCGTGTCGCCAATCTCGACGCCGCTAGGCAACTCGACGATATCGACGTCGTAGTTGTAGACGGGCTCGACGGCCTTCTTGAGGTCTGCCAGCATGGACTGAAAGAGCGTGGCTTGAGTGGTCGCCTCGTAGCTGATGTCGCGGTTGACGTAGCCGCCCTTAGTCGCCAGATTTGGGTCGATGAAACGGGACCATTTCTGGTTGGCTACAGTGTCCTTGAGCGTCCGGCCAGACAGCACGTAGCGCCCGTCTGGATCGGTGTACTTATAGCCTTCTAGCGTCACCGGTGTCTCTTTGCCCTCGGGTGCTGCGCCCTTGCCTGTGATCGACGTGTACAGGTCATAAATGTTGCCTGTCACGGTGATCGAGTTCAAGTGTGTGTTGACCTCCAGGCGTTGACCCTTGTCGGCGCCGATATGCTTATAGATGTCGATATAGCGGCTGATCACCCGCGTGCCCGTCACATCAAAGCGGAACTTCAGCTCCGCGTTATCGAACTGGGTGGCGACCGACTCAATGCGGGTTAGGGCCGTGTCATCGTCACCGTCCCAGCTCAAGGTGCGGGCCAGAGACGGGATTTCATTGACGCCGATCTCGAAACCAGAGTCGGTCGTAAAGTATTCGATGTACTGGGCGGCCGTCATGGGGCCGCTGGCGGTATAGGCGTTGACCGTTTCGTTAATCAGGTCGATACCGCCGTTTTCGGCGACAAACTGGATCGACCCATTGCTGATGTCGGCGCTGGTCCATTCTGCGATCGTCATGAAGAGGTAGTCGCCCTTCTCATCCTTGTAGAGCAAGAAGTTGCCGAGCGCTGCCATGGTCTTAGCCTTGGTCGCCAGGTCATCATCAAACCACCTGAGATTGCCGGAGTACGTGCGCCCTACGGCGGTCGAGGCGTACTCGTGGTCTTCGTCGTCCGTGATGAAGAAGTCGCCGCTCTTGCCGCCTGCGTTTGCAGTGCCCAAGTAGTTAAAGCTGCGATCAGTAAAGTAAAAATCCATCAGACATACGCCTCCCTCCATTCGATTTGCGCATCAAAAGCCTGGGCCCAGCTAGAAGCCAGCGGCATGATGCTGTTGTCGCCAGGCTGTATATAAAAGCTGTCCCATTGATTGCCGACCGCCTGTAAGTCTGGTGCTGCCACGCCGTTGACGTAGACCATCTGGTGAGCCACGTCAGCGACCACCACGTCGCCCAGCTTGAAGCGGTTTGGCAGGTCTTGCCAGAAGTCCACATTGACCCACTGGAAGATGCTGTCCGACCAGTTGATCGTCCATCCCAGTTTGTCGGCAAAACCTGGCGTCCATACAGTCCAGCCATCGATCGGGGTTGCCCCCAGAGTGTCGATGTTAAAGACCTTGGTCAGGACGGCCGAGGCGTTGACACCGGCAGCGGTCAGTTTCTGCACCTTGCTTAGCGTAAAGGTGACCTGGTTACCTAGCTTGCCGATCTTGGCCTCAAACATTCCGTTGGTGAATTGGCGTCGATCGAGGTCCATCGTGAAGAGCGGCCGGCCCTCAAACTGCGCATCTAGCTCTAGACCGTCAGCGCTGTAATTTGAATCGCGCACCGTCATCCCCAGCACCACCGTTGACCCGCTCGTGAGGTTGAATTCAATTCGCCCTGTTGCAGGCGCGTTAGTCGTCGCATTGAAGCGGTTGACCCACAAGCAGTTGCCTTTGCTGTTGCCCTGCGAGTTGGCGTGAATCGTGCCAGACATAGACGGACCAGCCCAGTAGTGATCGGACGTAGACCGTGTAAGTTGCGGCGTAGCAGCGTCGGGATTCAAGGTATAAGAAAAGGACCCAGCCTGCCGATTAGGCTTGCTAGAGTCCCCAAGATAGTAAGGGTAGTTGATGTGGCCAGCGTTGAGTGTGACCCCTGTCGGTGCTGACTTGAGATCGTAATGGAAGACAGTCTCAGAGTCATCGTGCTGCTTGCCGTCTAGCTCTTCACTAGAGCCAAACTGCAGCACGCCACCCTGATCGTTAGCCCAGCCTACCAGACCGTTATCGCCATTCATCGTGGCGGTTAAGACCGGCGGGGACTGGAAGGTGCCGACTGATCGGAGCGGAATGCTTGCACCAGACGGGCCCGTCGCTTCCGACAGGTCGAGCGAGTGGGCCAGACCATCAGGCACGATGAAATTTAGCAGCACGCGGTTGTCGTAGTAGGCCTCATCGAGCGTCGATTGCTGATCAGCGATCGCGTCATAGTAAACGGTTGGCTCATCCCCAAAGATAAGCCGCGCAGTTCCAGGAGTGCTCATCGCACCCGCCAGATCGTGGCGCTTGCGCACCGCGTCCGTCATGATGAGTCCGGTGATCTGGATCGTGGTCTCCTCGGCGGAGGTGTATCGCAGCTTCTTACCGTTTGCGCGCCCCACCTTCTCGATCGTCGCTAGGCGGTTTTGTCCTAGGTTGCGATTGACTAAGATCACGCCATCGAGCCACTGGGTCAGCTCAACGCCATTAAATTTGATACTGAATTTTACCACGTAGTCGCCCCCTTAGCGCGTGCGTTCAGCCGCTTAGCACGGTTAGTTTCGTTTTGCAGCGGCTTGACGATCGAGTGTGCCAGCTCTTGGCCGTCGATATAGACGCCAAAACCGGTTTGACCAGGCTGACCGCCGCCGCCATTGACCATTGCAGTCATGAGCACGATCAGCTTATCCAGCTTGTCTCCGAGATCCGAGCTACCATCGCTCGTCATATGATCCCGTGCAGCCATTGCAGCAGCTGTCTTGCCCAGCATCTCGTAACCACGAGATGCCTTAAGCGACGACATAGGGATTGCCGCTTCTAGACCAGCCTCACCGAAGATTGAAGGGACACTGGCGAAGCCACCGTTGGCGTAGCCCTCGCTACCGGAGACACGGGCAAAAGCAGAGTTTCCAGTACCGTAGATGTGTTTCATGTAGTTGATCCCGGCCAGCAGGTCATCATAGCCATTGAAGATGTTGCCATGGCCCGGGAATTTGAAGGCGTTAAAGGTAGGCTCGATCGTTTGGACCAAGCCCTTTGACGGAATACCTTTTTTGGCGTTGGAGTCCCAGTTATTTTGAGCGCGTGGATTACCATTAGACTCACGGGCGATCACTCGGAGCCAGGCGGCCACTTGGCCAGCCGTAGCGTCGAAGCCATTCTTCTTCAGAGCCTTGATAACATCAGGCTTCCACCGTTGCACACCGCTTCCTTTTGGTTCTGCTGCACTACTACTGTCGTTTCCGTCATCAAACGCCTTTCTTAGTTTGGCAAAGGCGTTAGCAACCGTGCTAACACTTTTATCTCGCATGTCGCCAGAGATAGACCGTTGTGCAGAGCCTACTCCAGACACGCTGCTGATATTAAAGATCCCATCCGCTAACTTTTTTAACGTGTCAAGCGGATGAGTAATCGCATCAAACGCACTGGACGCGGCATCGCTAACCTTGTCAAAAATACTAGAAGCACCAGATTTCACCTTGGCTAAGAAGCTAGCAAGTGTTGATGTTCCTGCAGCATACCCCGGCAAAGTCTTGCCGTAGTTACCAGCTAACAGTTTTGCAGTGTCATCGGCGTTTAAAATATATTCGCCTGACTTCACCGAAGCAAACTCCGCACCATGGGCCCCCAGAAGATCCACGGTACTACTGTATGGGCTGTACCTCAGTTCGGGGCCGGCTTCACCAACTAGGGCCTTAGACGATCCTATCACGCTACCACCGTTGGCGTATGCTAAGCCACCGACTTGCGTATAGCCATAGCTAGCCTTAGAGATGCTAACCTGGCTGCCACCGAGCATTTTAAGGAATTTATTAAACCAGGTACCCAAACCGCTAAAGATGCTGTGTGTCCCAGATGCCTGTGCATGCCCAGCTTTCATAGAACTGTTAGCTTGCGTCGTCGCGTGACCAACAACCGCCTTGGATTGTGATGAAGCATATCCTGTTACACCAGACATTTGTGCTTGCTGATTAGCAATGGCAGTAGCCTTTTGCTTCTCAATAGCACTTTTGACGGAACCATATTGGTTGCTTGCGTGTTTGGTGGTCTTTTTGTATTGATCGCCGGCGGCTGTCACTACATCGTCGCGCTGTGCCTTAGCCTTGGCGACGATATCATTGTACTGTGCCTTAGAGATTGTGCCATTGTCCTTGTATTCTTTTTTCGCTGTTGCAACGGTTGATTTGTACTTGGAGCTGGCTGCGGCAATGATTTGGTCGCGTGCTTGTTGTGCAGGTTTGACCGCTGCATTGTACTCGGCTTTGGCATTTTTTGCCGTGTTGTTAAGTTGGGTAATAGAAAGCTTGCCTTTATCCTTAGTAAGTTTTTGCAGTAATTTGGTCTGCTGTTGAGCGCCTTTTTGCACCGTGGAAGTGATTTTAGAGTTGCTGGACATTTCTTGCTTGACGTAGATAGCAGCATAACTCTTGTAAGCGGCAAGAAGCTCTTTATTTTTCTCCTTTTCGTAAGCAGCGGAATTCTTTCCGTCCTTCTTAGCGATCGCTTGCAGCTTTGTGGTGTTACCATTGGCAATCTTGATAGCTTGAGCATAGTAAGACGTAGCCGACTTTTGCATGTCGGCATATGCGGACTTCTTAGATTTTGCTTCCGCTGCATCAGTCTTCTTGAGCTTAGCCATCTGTGCATCGGCTTGTTTTTGAGTCATAGAACCATTGACGACTAGCTTTTTTAGGTCGGCGGCGGCACTGGCTTCCTTCTTTTTGTAGTAGCTATCGACCGACTTTTGCATCTTGGTGTAGGTACTCGACACCGACGCAGACGCTTTAGCAAGCGACTTAGGATCAGTCGAGATCGATACGACCATCTTCTTGCTCAGCGCCTTGGCATACTTCTCGAACTGAGTGCCAAGTGCCTTGTCGTCAGTGCTGATCTTTGGTGTACTGATCTTGATGCCAGCAGTTGCCTTCTTGATCGTGTCGTGAATAGAATTAGCCCACTTTTGAGCGGTCTTTGTACTACCAAGCGCGTCACCAATTGCTGCCCCTATACCGGCCCCAGCAACAGTACCAGCGCCTGGAATTATTGATCCTAAAGCCGCGCCGATACCGCCGCCAATGACGGCGCCAGTGGATTTAGAAGCAGCCTTAACTTTAGCCGTAGTGCTGTTACTGACAAGTGCGGTGGCAATTGAGCCACCAACATCAAAAACGGCGCCAGCACCCGCCAAAACACCAGCTGTATTGCCAACCTTAGCCAGCGAAGAGCCAGCCCTTGACGTTGTAGACGCTACCGTCGTTGCAACACCTGAAGTAGGAACGTTCAGGTTGCCAACAGCATTAGCTACTGCGGATGTCCCGGTACCAACTTGTGCAAGCTTGCTGACTAAGCTGCTTACTCGCGAGATGATGCCTGCACTAGTCAGATCTTTCAGCACTGACATCACACGGACAATGCTCCCAGCGAAGGTTAACGCTTTTTTTGCTGCAAACAGGCTCAGGACGATTTTTACGGCGTCCCGGATGCCTTCTTTGTTTGCTACGATCTTGTCGAGGATATCGTGGATCGTCCCCAGTGGATCCTTCATGTCTTTCGCGTTCTTGCCGCCGACACCGAGGAAGCCCGCAACGTCACTGATGATGCCCTTAAAGATTGACCAGACTTCACCGCCAGCGATCTTCGCGATGTCCCACAGGTCGGTCGCGATACCGGTTACGTCGGTCTTGTGCTTGCTGATGTACTCCAGTAGCTGTTCGCCATAGTTGGCGATCTTCGCGATGCCGGTACCAAGCGTTGTCGCTGCATCTTGCACGACCTTAGAGGTCAGGATGCTAGCCAGCGAGGACATCCCCGAGTTCTTGACGTCGAGCAGTGGCGCGGCCATCTTAGCCTTGATGCTTAGCCAACCGCCGGATAGCTGTGCGAGTGCACCTTCGGAGGTCTTGCCAAAGCGATCAAAGACGTCGTTACTGGTCGTCCCGACTTTGGAGAGCAGGTTCATAAAGTCAGCGGACGAGATCTTACCGTCAGCCACCATCTTGTTGAAGGAAGCCTGGCTCACGCCGGCCGCCTTAGATAGCTGGGCACCGAGTGTCGGCGCAGCCTTTTCAAGCCGTGCCAGTGAGCCGGTCGTCAGGTCGCCGCTAGCGATCACCCGGGTCAGGGCCTTAGCTAAGCCGTCGGTTTGCTGGCCACTAAGGTGACTAGCCGTACCGACAGCTGCAAGCCCTTGGGTCAGCATCACAGTCTTTTGGGTGTTGCCGCTTGTGAGCGTGTCAAGTGTGCGTTGAAGCACGTTGACTTCGCCGGCACTATCACCAGTCTTCGCCCGCAAGTAGCTCATCTGGTCGCTAAGGATTTGGATGTCGTTTGCCGACTTACCCATCGCTGACCAGGTGTTTTTGAGCGTCTCGCCCGCCTCGTTAAGCTCAAGGCCAGACTTCAAGGTTTCCTTCAAAGTCCCAGTGAGTGCTGTCCAGCCGGCCGTGATCGCGTTGGTGACCAGGCCGCCGGTAACGATCTTCTTAAAAAGCCCCGGTGTCTTCTCCGCCTCTTTGTTGGTCCCGGCTACGGCCGTGCGCAAGCGCGTAAAGACCGTAGGGTTGGCCTTGGAGATAGCGTCGTTGAGCTCGCCCATGCGGGTTTTAGCTTGTGCCATCTTCGTAGCAGTTTCGTTGACCCGGATGGCCTGCTTTGCGTAGGCCTCGGAAGACTTGCCGCTAGCGTCTGCGATTTTGTTGAGTTCGTTGGACTGGAGCCGGTAGATCCGTTCCATCTTGGAGAGCTGATCGCCCAGGTCGGAAGCTTCGCGCTTGTTGGCCTCGGTCTGCTTGCCTTCTGCTTGCAAGCGGGTCACATAAGAGCGAGAGGTCTCGGAGATCCGCGACAGCTCATGTTCTGCATCAGCCAGGCCACTCTTGTAGAAGTCAACTGACTCCTTAGCCCGTTGCTGCTGCGAGGTCATAGACTGCAAGCGTGTGGATGCGGTGCCGATCTGCTTTTCGAGCTTGGCAAAATCTTCAGCACCCCGATTTGTCGAGGTGTCAAGCTTGCTTTGCTCAGCTCGTAGTCGAGAGATGTACTCTTCTTGGTGTTTGACGGAGGCGGTCAGGCCTTCGTATTTGACGTTTGCCGCGCTAAGCGAGTCACCAGCTGACTTGAGCTGTGCCGATTGGGCTCGCCACTCGCTTGTCAGCGCACTGACTTCGGTGCGTAGCTGCTTCATTGTCTTCTCAGGTTGATCGGTGTCGAGACCGATTCGCGTGTTGAAGGTACCCGCTGGTACTTTGCCTGCCATTACTTACCACCACTCTTTCTACCAAGGGAGTCCATCCACTCGAAAGCGTCGACCGGACGCTTATCACGTGGCCGTGCCTGCATCAACTCGTTCATGCGCTTGTAACCAGCGGCTTCGTACACATCAGGCATGATGCCAAAGTTGGTCATCGCCTGTTGCTCGTTGTAGTCGAAGTCCTCGATCATGCCATCTAACTCATCGAGATACTGATACGGCGTCACTTTTTTGGTCGTCTTCAGTCGCCTTTTGACTGGACTCCATCCCCATGACCTGACCGGCGACATCGCGTGCGAAGTCAGCAGCCGCATTCATCGAGATAGAGTCCAGCGCCGTCATCTGCTTTTGATTCAGCTTAAGTGTGCTGATTACGTACTGATTCATCTTGTCCATAAGATCCAGCTGGGTGTCTAAATCGTTGAGCATCGTCACAGCCAGTGCATCCTCGTCAGCGTCGTCTGGCGCTTTTTGATCTTGCCGGTCAACTTCGGCCTTAGCCAAGTCACGCAGCATAGTCATTGCGCGGCGATAAGCGCCTTGGCTGGCTAGTACCTTGATAGGTTTCTTCTCACCGATCACACTAGCGTCAATCTCTACATAATCTTCATTCAAAATCGATCTCTCCTTTTATGCCTCCACGCCCACCCTGCAAGTGACTAAGCCTAGGCGGCCGTCACAGTTACGGTTGCTTTTGCGGTCTTGCCACCATCGGCACTCGTGGCCGTGACGTCTGCGGACCCAGCCTTTACGCCTGTCACCTTGCCCGCGTTATCCACAGTAAGGATGCCGGTGTCGCTGGATTTATACGTGACAGCCTGGTTCGTGGCGTTAGCAGGTGCTAGCGTCGCCTTAAGCTGTACAGTCGCGCCGACTGCTACGGTTGCAGTGGTCTTATCGAGCGATACGCCCGTCACTGCTACCGTCGTCGGCGCTACGCTTTTGGGGTGTAGCCTTCAAAGATGAAGGCCAGCATCTTCTCGTAGTCGAAGTTCTCTTCGTCAGAGTAGAACTTCTGATATACCAGTTGGTCACTCGCACGTGCTTGCACACTGAAGGTCAGCGCGTCGTGCACGATCGTCGGGTTCTGCTGGTTGGTCTGCAAGTTCATTTCACCAGGGGTGAAGATTCCCATTGGGAAGGCCATATATAGGTCAACCCCGGAGCGATGCTGCGAGTGGACGATTAAGCCACCCGTGACAGTTGCACCAGACTTGGCAGCCATCCCACCGTTAGTCTGGTCGGCCTGTAAGCCCACGAAGGTGTCATACACCAAATGTGGGATGTCGTTAGCTGCCAAGGCGACAGACGGCTGGATGACGCCGACTGTTTGCTCAGCAACTGCGTTAGACCCGTAGACCTTTTCAGGGGTGATGCTTAAGTTGGTGATGTTGGCCTGCGTGGCACCTAAAGAGCTTGCCAGATCGACAGTAAAGAGGCCGTCAACGGCCCCGCCGATCGTATCGGTTACTAGCTTGTTATTCTCGTCGTACCGGGCGAGGATGAAGTCAGCTAAGCCTCGTAATTCCATAGTTATCTCTCCTTTGTGTTTGCGAATTGAAAGGCCTTCGTATACTGGCCCGTCGACGGGTCGAAGGTATGTGGTGCCGAATAGATTTCACCCCATCCGGCCGCCTCGAAGGCATTAAAAATGGCCTCTTCCACTGCCGACGCCTGGTCGGACTTGGAGAGACCATAAAAGATGTTTACTGCAACGGCTCGCCTGAAGCGGGTCGCTTTGTCGCTGCCATACTCGTCCGGCGATTCACCGGTTGCCTCGGTGAGCAGGATGACAGTCTTTGCCGTATCGTCTGCCACTGGGCCTGGCAACATGTTAGGATACACGCCGTCAACACCGTCGATTGTGCCGATGACAGCCTGCGCATCAGTGACTGTGCTCATGTGCTACCACCTCCGTGCAACTCGTCATATTTGGCCTTCATGGCCGCGTAGACGCGTTCTTTGGCCGCCTCCTGGGCGCGATCAGTAAAGTGTGTGTTGGCAAGCTCTTTAGCACTCATCTTCTTTTGGCCGTCGCTGATCAGACGGGCCAGAAAGTCGAAGTAATGATTGTCGTAGCCAACATCGGTGTCGCCGGTGTTGAGATTGTCAGCGGTGAAGCCGCCCTTGTATGTGATTGAGTCGGCAAGGTGTCCGCGTTTTCGCTTGGTCGCGTGACCGGCAGAGTGGCGGCCCTTGCTGTAATCAATGTCGGAGCGCGGCGTCATCTCTTTGAGGACCTCGGCATAAGCCTTGGCCCCTGCTTCGGTGATCTCTCCCCGTTCTGCCGCTGATAAGGTCACATAGGCGTCAACCTGGCGCAGCCACTCGTTGAGTGCGTCGCCAAAGTCCATGTCTGCGTCATTAGCCACGCTTGGTCACCTCCAAAAGAGTCAGCAAGTCGTAAGCGCGAGGCCCTGGCACGGGCTCAGATTGCACGTCTGTAAGCTCGTAAGTGTGGCCTGGCATAGTCACATGAGTCACACCTTCATACGCGCCAGGCGGCATATGACGCACCACATACATGACTGTGCGTTCGCGACTTGTCCCAGCGATTTGATACTGTTGGAGCATGGTTCGCGCCCAGGGACCAGCAAGCGTCTGACGTTTGGGAGCGAAGGTGTCAACTGGCACGCCCTCGGCGTTATAGTCGGTCTTCATCGCTCCCAGCTGGATCAGTCGATCCAGTCGGACCGGTGTCGCTAGTTGTACCATCCTGGCTCACCTCCCATCTGCCACGCAGCTGCGCGATGATTGAGTTGGCGACCAGGTTGACGCTGACCATTGCCGATCCCGCCACAACCGCCACTGGGTTCTGCTGATACGCCCCGGCGATTGCAATGATAGCCACGTCAAACAGCGACTCGTTGGCGGCGTCAGTGGCAAAACCGTCATCGCACCCCACGGCATCCTTGACGTAGCTTGTAGCCGCGTCCAGGTACCCTTGAAGCTGCGCATTGACAGTAGCGTCCCAAGCAGCGTCACCAGTGTCCATCAGTCGCAGTGAGGCTTTAAGCTGCTCGATTGTCGCCATCAGCAATCACCGCCTAAGCCGCTGCCGCGACAGTCACCTTGACGGTAGCCGTAAAGGCGCCGCTGGTGGCAGTGATCGTGGCCGTGCCTGCGGCGATCGCAGTGATGGTGCCATCAGTGCCTACCTTGGCGATGGTCTCATCGCTGGAAGCGTAAGTGATCGCACCGTTTACTGCTGCTTCGTCGTCAGCGCCTGCTGGTGTGGCCGCAGCTGTTACTTGTTTCGTGTCGCCAACCTTCATCGAGGCTGTGGCTTGGCTCATCGCCAGACCGGTAGCCGGGTTAGAGGCTGGCGCTACGCTTTTGGGTCGGTACCAGTTTGGTCAGCGATGGCAGTAAAGCTAGTCCAAACCGCGGCCTCGTCATCAGTGACCTGCACATCGAAACGATCCAGGACACGGACCTTAGTCGTGTTGGTCTCGAAGGCACCAGCACCGATGTTGGTGGATAGTAAGCTAGTGTTTTGACGGTTGTATAAGGTGACAGCTTCCTTGAAGTCGCCGTAGCCAAGTGGGTGAGACCCATCGGCGTTGTCAGGCAAGGACTTGTCGGCAATTTCGTGGATTAGCTTGCCACCGATGACATGCTGGTCCGGTTGAGTGACAGGCTCGGTGATTAAGTAGCGGCCTTCCGCGTCCTTGACCTTAGACAAGATGTCAAAGCCGGAGGTGTTGGTCATGAAGCTGGATGTGCTCTTGAGCGCAGGGTCAATGGCCTTGTTCATCAGAGTCTTGATGTCGTCAAAGTTTTCAAGCTTGCCGTCGTACTTCTTGAGCAAACCAAATGCAGCGATGATTGCACCGTTGTGAGTGGCAACGACCTTCTTGGCAATCCAAACTTCAAGCCAAGCCATCAGATTGTCCGCAGTGTCGGCGAGCAAAGAGTTGGTGATGGTGGTGATTCCGCCGTAGGTAGCAATCAGGTACTTGACCAAGTGCAGCTTTGGATCGTCGTTGTCTGGAATATTGCCAGCTTCGTCGATCTTTTGCAGCGGCGTGATGTCAGACCACTTTTCATACACGCGGGAGCCGCTCAAGGTGCCGACGCTTTCGACGGTGACGTACTGCTCCAAAGCGTCAAATTGGCGCTTCAGGAGGTTGATTGCGGTCTCGATGTCTTGCGGGATTGTCAGTCCAATGGCGTTGCCGGCTTCGTCGGTGTCAGAGGTGATCATATCCATGACCTTTTGATCACCCTTCATCATGGCCTTGAAGTTCTTGATAAAGCCCGCCTTCAAGTCCTTTTCACCCTTGTCGAGTGGATGTTTGTCCTTGTCCTGCATCGCAGCCACTTCTTCGGCACGCGCTTCGGCCACTTGGTCTTTCAAGGCGTCACGTTGGTCACGCGCTTGGTCACGATCTGCCTTGAGCTTGTCAAAAGCTTCCTTGCTAAAATCATCGTCCAAAGCGGCGACGTTGAGCTTAGCGTTAAGGTCTTCGACCTTTTGGCCCGCGGTGATCCACGCGTCGTTGAGTTCGTTTACTGTTTTTGGCATTAGTTAGCCCTCCTTTTGGGTTTTGCCCATTAAAATAGCCAGCTTCGCATCACGCAGAGTTGGCATAGGCTTGTTGTTTTCGATAGGTTGTGGTGCCATCTTTGGTTCGGGCGTTGGCGCCTTAGCTTTTGGCAGCTCGTCGGCCTTGATCAGTAATGTGGCCAGCTTGTTGAGGCCGGCCTTTGGGATCGCTGTGCCGGTCGCGTTAGTGACCTGTGGTTGCGAGTCGTCAAAGACCATCACCTCATCGGCAAAGCCATTGGAGACAGCATCCTTAGCGGTCATCCAGGTCTCTTTTGCCATCAAGTCAAGTAGCTTGCCTTGTGCCATGCCAGTCTTTGCTTCATACGCGGATGCGATCGCCTGGTCAGCAGTATCGAGCATGTCGACACTAGCGTTGAGGTCGTCAGAATTGCCAGCGACAACGGTGGAAGCCCTGTGGATCATCATCATGGCCGTTGGACTCATGGTGATCTTATCGCCGGCCATCGCAATCACAGAAGCTGCGGAAGCCGCTAGTCCTTGGATATTAATCGTGACTGTGCCCGCGTGATTTTTGAGCATCGTGTAAATTTCAGACGCCGCAAAGACATCACCGCCGCCGCTAGCCACATCGACCGTCACATCGTCGCCATCATCTACTGCAAGTGCGGTACTGATAGCGGACGGGTGCGCACATGGCATGCCGAGCCAATCATAAAAGGCGCCGCTGCCATCATCGACAACGTCGCCCTTGATATCGATATTGATCATTCATTTTCACCTCCCTTCGTTGGATCTTCGTCAGGCTTAGGTTCATCTACCACTGGCACAGGTGCCACCTTGGCATCAGGCATGTCATCAGGCAAATATCCAGTGTGCTTGAGCAGCCAAACAGCTTGCTTGTTGTCCAGCAAGCCACCCTTACGCATGTTGATAGCGCTAGAGGCAAAGTTACTGCCCATCGGGTCGATCACCGGCCACAGGTCAGCCTCGAAGTCAGCGCGGCACTTGACGTTGAGCTCACTAATGGCGCTTTGCGCGTAGCGGTTCAGTGCTTTGACATACATCCCTGTTATCTGGTCGACAGACGACTGCTGGTCACCTTGGCCGTTGACGAAAGTGTCGGGGATACCGTAAACCTTAGCGATTTGCTTAGCCGTCCAGTCCGTTTGGCTGAGTAGCTGAGCGACGTTGCTTTGGACTTCCAGCTTCGTGTAGTCCTCAAGGTCATCTAACACGATTGGGCCGCCGTTGCTGGTTGACTGCTGTTGCATGAACTCACGCGAGCGTGCTGCCTTTTCGTTGGCGTTAAGTAGCCCGCCCTTGTTGACTTTCAAGACGCCCGGTGCCGTCACAGCTTGGCTCAGTGCATCGAGTGTCAGCTTATTGTTGGCTTTCTTGATGTTGAGCTCGTTGGCAAGCGCGGACAGCGGGCTGATTGCAGTCATACCTCCGTTTTTCGACAGCAAGCGGAAGTGTAGCAAGTCTGTTGCCGGTACAGCCTCCATCAAACCGATATCCGGCTCGTCAAAGGCCAGATTGTAGATCAGGCCACTGCCATCGCTGAGCAAGAAAGCTTGCACCTGTGACGGCCGCAACGCTTCCCATCGCAGATCAGCGCCATTGATGTTGCGCCAGCGATAGACAAAAGACTCGCCAGATAGCAATAGCTGTGCAAACACTGCGGTCCAGAACGAGTGCCCGTTGCTGGTCGCACTCGGATTGTCGACAAAGGCGTCCATGCGTGTACTGGTAGCCCGATAGTTGACCGTCGCAAGATCGCTAGCAAGCTGCATCACGACTGAGTAGATATCCGAGTTGTGTAGCGCCGTGTCGGCGCTCACATATTCGCTCGCACCTGTACTGTTAGCGACCGCGAAGTTGATTACGTCACTGAAATTGTTGCTGACCGGTTCAAACGGCGCGGCTTTGTTTTTCACATTGAAAATCGGCATTATTCATCACCTCCCTTCTGGCCGGCGACCATTTCACACAGCCAGCCCAGGAAGGCCAGAGAGGCCGCCAGAGCGATATAAAACCACCCCAGGCCAAATTGATAGGCCCCTGCACACAAAGCCACCAGGGCAAGAATAAAGCACAATACATCGGCCAGGTGCCAGATAGTGGCAGCTAGTTTTTTAAAGATCATCCGATTCACCTCCTCCATGCTGGCTTAAGAACCATTCTTTGACTTGCTCTTGCGTCATCCGATCCACCTGCTGTGACTTATCATTGATGTCGGCGTAGTCCTCGAAGTGATACATCGCCTGGTATCCGCTGTCGATGACGGCGTCAACCACGTCAATCTTGTACGTAGCAGCGGCCTTATCGACTTGGATGCCGATCTTATCCTCGTAAAGCTGCGCGTTCATCAACGCTTTAGCCATGATCGGGTCGTCTGGACGATCAATTGTGCCCTCAACAAAGCACTCTTGTAGCCACTTCGTCGGGTCTTTAAGTTCACTAGTCCGTTGTCGGATCGGTTCAAGTGGCCAGGCAGTGTTGAGCTCCATCTGCTTGATTGCCTTGGTGGCACCCCAAGCGTCGTAACCAAAAAAGACCACCTCAAGGCCGTTGTCCTCGACGTAGTCCATGAGCCACTGGTAGACCTGGTCGTCATTGATTAGGCCTTGCGGGTGACTGGTGATCGTGCAAAACTCCGGGTACTGCCGATAGGCGATGCCGTCTTGGTTCTCTTTGGCCTCGATTGACCCAGCCCGTTCCCACGGGATGAAACTGTGCTGCTCGACGTGCCAGTGCTTGGTGCCATCCGCGCGGCGATATGGATAGATAAAAGCGATGGCAGTGTTGTCGCTAAACATCGAGTAGTCAAAGCCCACATACACCTGGCGACCGCGGATGGAGAAATCTTTTACGACAGATCGTTCAATATCGCTTAGCTTGAGGAAGCTGTTCTGCTTCTCTTGCAGCCACATGTTGAGGTTCTTGTTTTGGAAGTCCGCGACCTTGCCAGTTGCCAGCATCTGGTCTCGCAAGTCCATCAAACCGCCAAAAAGCGTAGTGTACTGCGATTTGAGATCGAGCAGCGGGTTGGACTTTACCCAAGTATCTGGCTTATAAGTCTCGTTCAGGCTGTCCTGCGCCCACACCAGACACAAGCGCCGGTCGTTGGCCCGATCACTGTCACGCTCCATGACTTCCTGCATCATCTTTTGGTCGTCGTGGAACGGCACTGACGGATCAGGATACGCTGTTGAGATCTGGATGTATTGGTGATTTGGTACCTTGACCTGGCCAGTAGTGATCTTGCTGATCCGATCACGGCTCTTGACTTCACCGACTTCATCAAAGACGGCTGTTGTAAAGTGATACGAGTCATACTGTCCGGATTCTAGTGGGATCTCCCGCAACACATTGTTGGCGGTGCGCTGGACATACTGATCGTGCAGCAGTGGTATAAGCCCCGCTTGCTTCGCCAGTGTCTTGAAGGGCTCGTTAGCACAAATTTGTTTGAGCATCGTGCCAATGTATCCAAAGAGCTTGTTGGTCTGCTTGAAATTGATAGACGACACTAGGAAGTCCTGATTGGACAGGCTCAACGGTTCAATCAGGAAGCTGTATGACATGTAGATGCCCATCAGGTAGGTTTTACCCTGGCCACGGCCAACGCTAAGGTCGGCACGCGTGAAACGCTTCTGGCCGTCTAAAGTGACCCAACCAAAAAGCTGAGACAGAGTGAATTTCTGCCACAGCATCAGTTTGGAAGGTTCGCCAGTATCGACATCTGGGCAGATCGCCGCAAAAGTCAGAATGGCGCTAGTCTTGTCTAGGTCGTACCGGAATGGGAAGTATGCTTGCTCGGCTTCGGCACGTTGTAAATCTTGCACATGTCGGAAGCAGGCCAGCCGCATCATGTAGCCGGCCATAATCTTGCCGTCTAGGACTCTAAAGGCGTAGGTAGTACCGGGATCGGTGTACTTCTGACGGATAGCCCGATAGTCACGCTTGCGATAGGCGCCAATGACGTCGTGAGATTCGGTCAGGTCAATGATCTCTTCAGTCATTGCTTAGCCTCTTTTCCCATAAAGCGACTGAGTGCCTTTGCTACGTCCAAACCGTCCGTGTCAGAGCCGTCACCGACCATGTCGGCTAGTTCTGCCCGGGACTTCGGAGACAGCCCCAGCTGGCCTCCTATGGCCGTGAGTTGCTTCACCGCGTCGTTGAAGATTGACGTAGCCGGATTGCGCCGGATTGCGACCATGTCAGTGCCGATGATCTCGCCGCGTGAGTTCTGCACCGACTTCGTGATCGTCACCTGGGCACCTTCGTCTCGTATCGACTGATAGGCCTTGCGGTAGATCTCATATTGGGCGCAGTACATCTCGACCAGGTTCTGATCGATGCGCTGGACGTCGCTCCCTCGGACTTCTAAAAAGGGAACGATCTTGCGCCACATTGCGGCCGCGATCGCTCCCAGGTGTGCTGGCGGGTCATAAGAGAGATGACCCCCGTTTTGTTCGTTCCATGACTTTTTGACCACCGGAATCACCTCCCGTCCATTCGTGGCCAGCCCCGGTGGGGTAAATGTTCTGAGTCGACGCTTTTATGCGAGATGACGACTGTGTGTGCGCTCCTCCTACTCTCGCAACGGGGCGGGGGGATCAAAATTTATTGGCAGGTCAGCAGCTTTGCGAATCCACGGCGCGCCAGTCAAACGATTTGCGGCGCCGGTTCCGTAATAATCCTGCTCCCACTGCGTCTTGATTCGGTTCGTCCGGCTCGTGCAAGCGATGAGATTGTCGGGATCGTCGCGCAGCTCTGGTGCCACTTCTATAGGGACTATATGGTCCACCGTGGTAGCCTGGACAATCAGGCCAGCTTTAAAAGCATACTGGTCAAGATGGTTGTCGCGGTCGAGCACTGCTCGCCTCAACGACTGCCACTCCCTCGACTTGTAGAAAGCATACTGCTCTCTCTTGTCCTCACTTCGGTTACGGTTGACTCGGTTGTACTTATGCTGGTAACTGGCCTCATGTCCTCGTGCCCATCGCTGTCTGGTCTCAAGGTAGGCATCCTCTTGGTCTATGTGCTTAGCACAGTACCAGTGCGGTACCTCACACATAGCATGACAGCCAGTGGCACGGCATCGTCTAACCTTTGGCATCAGAGTTGTCCGTCTTCCCTTCGTCGCGCAGAATCTCCATCAGCTTGCTTGGTGCTTGATATGACTCTCGCACTCCGAGCATCTCGTTGACGTCCATACTTATGCTCCCTCTCTTCTTGCTTACTAATGCGGCAGATCATCGCCCACTCTTGGTAGGTCATGTATCCGCAGCTAGTTTTTATCATGCTCATGGGAATCACCCGATTGTTTGCAAAATAAAAGCGCCGCAAGCCTACGCTCCGACGCCATGTATATGCTGGGGCCTGACCGTTTTCCGCCGGCGGCCGCAAGGATAAAACTGTGCACGCTGTATCTAAAGGAGGAGTCATCCACATTTTTGCTTGTGTATGAGTTGCCCACGTGCCGAGGCAATAGCCGGCGGCAGTTTGACCCGACCGCCGGTTTGCGCGCTCATCAGATTTTCAAGGGGAATTACCTCCCTTGATTTTTTTGCGTCCACACGCAGAGACGTATGACTAACAGCGGTTCGGCCCACTGCTAGCCTGTGTGCTATAGAGGATAAGAGGCTTTCCACACATCCTTAAGTAGATTTGTTTTGGCCCTGCCCACACACCGAGGCAAAGATCGACGAGCCTTCGGCAGCCCGCCGACCGGATAGCTTTGCTCCTAGCTATCTGACTCTATCAATATAACAGTGAATCCCATTCATGTGGTTCCTTCTTAGTTGCAAATTAGTCACTCAAAAGTAGCATCTAAGTCTCATCTTTCAGTACGATCAGCTCGTGGTTTGGATAGGCTTCAGCGAACTCAAGTAGTGCCGCCGCCTTTTGCCGCTTCAAAGTACCCACGTTGCCAGCACCGGCTCGCTCGGCTACTTGCCACAGTGCCAGGTCTTCAGGCGTGCAGTAGGAAAAGTACAGCACCCACCTGCTTTGGTACTTGCACAAGGCGAGGGCGTTGTCGATCACCCCAAGATGGGCCTCTGCGTCCATCACCTTATCGAGCCGTTCGACAAGTGACGCTTCGACGCCATTTTGAAAGGACTTTGCCTTAGGCATCCCGTCCACAGAGGGCGACTTAAGGTCAGCCAAAGGACGGCCCGCCATCCGAGCGTAGTGCCGATACTTCTTGAGCTCGCGCCGAGCTTTAGCACAGCTCGCTTTTTCATCAATTTCTGGAAACAACCCCAAGTTTTGCCACTCCTTATGCTAGAATAAGTTGCTGGTTTTTCTAGTAAGGGACGCTCTTCGGGGTGTCCCATTTTTGTGCCTATTTTTTGCTTTGGGACAAAGCACTGTCAAAGCCCCAGTGTGGCGCGCTTGGCTTCTTTCCCATAAGCGTGTCACCAGCCTGGATCTTAGCCTGGTTGGCCTCACGTCCAGCGCGTAGCTTGCGTCGCCTTGTCTTAAGCCGTTGCCCCTTTTTACCCATTGCGCTCACCTCGGCGATGCAATTCCTTGGTGTAGCACTCGCCACACACCGGCAGGCCAAACGCTCCGCCGTCAGTAAAGGCTTCGAGTGACGTGTAGGTGCGGCCAAACTCGACGCGCTTGCCACAGTCAGCGCAGTTGACTAGTGATCCCATACGTGGCGTGGGGTTGACGTTCCAATCGGGGTGCGCTTCCCGAATCTCTGACAGGGTTCGCATCAGGCTTCACCCTCGATCAACTCAGTCTGGCCGTCAGCCGGTGTCACGTCGCGTGGGCCCTGTGACTGATTGTCTGTGTCAGTCTTGAGTTCGGTCTGGCGAGGTGTGATCTTGACAAAGACCATGTCGGCGATTGCGGCAGCTAAAGCATCACGCTTACCGTCTAAAAGCTTGGCATCGACTTGGAGCTTGATCTCGACGAATTGACCGTCTTTTGATTGTTTTTCAGCTGTATTGACAATGTAGCCATACACATCAATGCTATTATCTTTAATTTCAGTCATAGTAATTCCTCCTAGTATGCGGTGGCCTCTTGCCACCGGTAATTGACGTCCCGCCTGATGAGCGGGGCTTTCTCGTTTAGTGGTTTGGTAACACCCTGCGCGATCGTCTTGAAGTCGTGAGCGCGCACGACCACGGCCTCGACAGGGATTTTAAACATCGCCGTAAACCACTTGAACCTCAGCCGGTTCCCAGTGTCGATCCCATAAGCGCCAAATGAGTTTTTGACGTCGTACACGTGCATCATGTCCTTATACTCGTCAAAAACGACGAAGTCCGGCGTGTAGGCGACTTGGCTCATCTTGGCTGTGCCTTCGATCGGCATCAGTGGCTGTAAGACGAATCGCGGATGCACTCGATAAACGAAGCCACAGTCCTTAATGAAGTGCTGGTAAAAGTCCGCCTCTTTTTGACTGTCAAAGGTGTATCCGTCAAGGTAAACCTTTGTACCGCGCTTATTTATCGCCGTCGGTGCTTTCATCCTCGCTCGCCTCCTCAATCTCCTCGATAAGGCCTTTGACGATTCTGTAGTCAGCCATCGACTCGCTCTGCTTGTGTAGCTCGTCGCCAATGTGGAAAAGCTCCATCAGGATTGCAAAGGCCACCACTACTAACGTCTGCATCGATAGCAGCTTCACGCCTGTAAAAAGAGGCTCCGTGACGGCGACTATCCAAAATATGAATGCTAAAGTTCTCACTTGTTGGCCTCCTCATCGTGTAAAGCGTTATGAGAACGACTTTCCCACCGCCAATCGGCTGGGGTTTGGCACTGATTGTGGTACACAATCTCCCCACCCCAACGGCTCTGTAGCTTATAGGCCGTTCTGATCTCATCACCTACAAAATCGTGGCGATCGGTCTTATTGCCCATGGTGAAGAAACTGCCGACATATCGTGGTGGCTTTTTCATCACCGCCCAGGCATCGCCAATCTTGAGATAAGCGTGGGCGTCGGCTTTGGAGCGCTCGAGTTCTCTCAGGCCATCTCGGTAATCCCGTATCTTCACGCAGTCTCCTGTGATCACCCACAGTTTGAGCGCTAGCGCGATATTCAAGCCAAACAGGACTACGATTAATGCCGATTGTATGATGTCGATCATTTATCAGCCTCCGCTTCTGCTTGAAGGTATTCGCTAACCATCTCTAAAGCCTTGTTAATCTCCACCGTGGCATTGTCAACGTGCTTCTGCACTCCCGGCGTGGGCGCGTCAAAATTCTCCAAGATTGCACCAGTGGCCGATAAGACCCCGGCGTCGCTAGCAACCTCCAACAGATCAAGCAACTCTGATTTCATCATTTGTCTTCCTCCAAATATTCCCCCAGTACGGCCAGGGTCTTCTCGACATTCTCCCCGTCGCGCTGCTCACTTTCGATTACTTCGGCGCGGCTCGGATAACGCCAGTTGCCACGTCTCACCATCGATGGGATGCGATTAATAACTTCGTCCGGCGGGATTATAAGCCCCATATCATGGATGTAAAGGTGGAATTCTGTGTCTGACAGCATCACCCAGTATGACTCGTCGCTGTCAAACCACACCACGCGGTTAGGCTCTGGCCATGTGAGGTTTGCGGGATTAATTGTCATGGTTGGCCTCCGTATCTCGAACGAACCGCACAATCTTCAACTCTGGCTTATGCTTCTTACGCCGGGCCGCGTTGGCCATCAGCCACGTGCGATACGTAGCCACCCCACCCTTAAACCGCGTCTCGAAGACTTGACCGGTGGTATGGCCATCGGAGACCAACGCGTAAAGCTCATCGGTTTGGGTCATCACTCGTTTACTCATCGCGTACCTCCGGGACTGGCAGTTCTTCACCCTTGAGCCAACTGTCAATCACAAACATTGCGTGTTTGTGAGCCCCCAATAGCTCCTCGGCGGTGCTGATGTCTTTTTCAAGTGTCAAGCAAGTTTCCAGGTATTTAATGGCCCGCTCCATGTCATTGAAAAAGCGCACCCCTTGGAACACTTCGTATCCTCGCTTGTCGGTGTACGGTTTTCCAACCGAAATTTGCCGGTATGCGGTCATACGTAAAGAGTAACCTCCGATGTTAATCTTCATTGCCATCAGTCCCTCACCTCCACTACTTCATAAGGATTCGTATACCGGTCTGGTGCGCCGCCAAGAATATTCCACATGTTGCCTTGACGGGCAATCTGCCTAGCGTCCTTACGTGTGCTGAATTTTGTTGCGAATTGACGCGGTGCGCCAAAATCGTAGTCATCACCGCGATGGCTGTAGTATTCGCCCTTGCCGTTCGTAACTAGATACTTAGTCATGGTCGGTCACCTCCACGGGTGTGATCGCCTTGACCCAGTCAGGCGCGGCGTCTATTTCGGCTTGGGTGACGGTGGGCTTGGTATAACTCGGGTCTGCTTCGGTTTCATCTACCAGCCAACGACCGTTGTATTTGTATGCGTAGTAAAAATACTCGCCTTCGTCATCATCCGTCCCTTCCATCGGCAGGACGTAGCGCTTCTCGACGGGCTTGTGATGTAGTCGAAGCGTGTAGATGTCGGTAACCCCTTCGGCGTCCTCACTCCGAATGCATCTCGGTTCCAGTAAAGCGTCATCATACTTGTCATTATTGATGAAGCCGATAACCTTCCCTTTACTCATGATCGCTTACCTCCACTTTCTCGCAGTCCTGCAAACCGTAGCGCTCGATCTCGGCAGCGGTGAACTGGCGAGCCGCTTCAAGGTAACTATCATCTTCCCGACAAGGCTGTATACTGCCGTCAGAGCGCTTAATGTATACCCAGCCTTCCGCGTGGGGCACCTTGACGTAATAGAGCTTCGGCTTCTCGACCACCCAGCCGTTGACGTAGGCGCACATGAGGCGGTATTGGTCACGGGCTACTGCCGTATACCTCGCAATCGAAATTGCCGGATAAAAATCAGTTTTCGCTTTTTCCAGCATCTCCGCTTCCGCCTCGCTCACCACGATCGGTGCGGGTTTCTCACCTAGCTTGACGACGTGACCGCCGTTTGCTTGGGAAACGGCCTCGGCAAAACCCAGTTTGAAAGTTGTATTCCGTCTAGCGTTGTTGAGAGGTGAATAAAAGCCCTGATTATCGAAATCCCAATAGCAATCTTTATCGTTTTTTACTGCATATAAGCTCATCGCGATACCTCCTTTGTCCAACTCTTCACCGACTTCACGCGGTAGCTCCGGCTTCTTGTGCCCATCTTCCAGGCTGTCGACAAGCCTCTGTACAGCGCTTAAGGCCTCGCTAAAGTCCACGCCACCAAAGCGATAGCCATCGTCCTCGCCCTCGTAGCTTATCGATCCAGAGTGGTACATTTGGTCAAGCAGATCCGCCAGCTTACTTTTCAGTTCTTCTTTGTCCATGATTACCGCCCCCTGACGCGTCTTGCGCCACACTTTTTACATTGCTCAACAGTAGGCCAAAGCCCCTGGTTCTTATCCCATCGCCATTCATGATGGCAAAAGAATCGTTTTATCACCTGTTTCATTATTTCTCCCTTCGTTGATCACTGATATTTTTGACTGCGTAAGAGTTGCCTTGACCATGGGCTGCCATACGGCTGATGGTCAGATCGCCGTAGCGAGCCTTAAGTGCCGACCCGCCCATGTTGGTGGTGACGATCACACTCTTGTCCTCGCGCAGCCGGAAGACCTCGTTGGCGAGATCAACGTCGTAGTCACTGCCACGCTCGGCGCCCAGGTCATCGATCACCACGACGTCAGCCTTGCCGATCTCGGTCATGACTGCGTCCATTTGGGCGCGCACATCGTCATGGCCGTCGTGCATCCCCGCCTTGCGTCGGCTCATCAGCATCTGCCAGTCCACAAACATGGTGGTCTTAGTCCACTTGCTATCGACCTGGATCTGCACCAGAATGCCGTTGGCGATGTGACTCTTGCCGACGCCAACGTTGCCGTATAGCAGCGCGTGCACGGTTTGGCCCCGGACAATCTGCTCAGCGACGCCATGGCCGTAGTACAGCAGCTCTTTTTGACCTGGCGTATCTGTCGCGAAGTTCCTGAAGTCCTTGCTCATAAGGCTGTCATTGGCCCAGACGCTGTATTTGAGGTAGTACCCGATAGTCCGATTCTTGCGCCCTTCAGCTTCCAGCTGTGGGGCTTTTTTGGTCTTACCGGCCTTCTCAGTAGGCGGCTGCTTGTAGCCACATGACAGGCACGCCCCTGCCATCTTCTGACCAGTCTGGCGGCTAAGCACCTTTGGCCGGTAAAGCTGATGGCCACAAGTCGGGCAAGTGACTCCAAAGGTCTCTAGCTTGTTGATCCATCCCTCGATGGCTGATGCTCCATCACTCACGCTTGCACCTCCTAAAATGGCAAGTCATCGTCACTGATCGTCCTGCTACTGTCGTAAGTTGCCTGCGGCTTAGCAGATCCACGCGCCTGCTTGGCCGCCTTGAACTTTGCCTCTTCGCCTTCGATGCTAGCGACCGAGTTAAGGTGCTTGCTCTCCCAGTCTCGTAAGATGCCTTCGACGTAGCCAAAGCTGCGTTTGTTTCTGGAGATTGCGATCTCCATCCCCTTGACCAAGATTTGGTTGGCTTCAGGTTCAGAAGCTCCGACTTCTTGGAAGTCGCCGACCCAGTCTTCGATCTTCTGGATCACGAAAGGCGACAAGACCCCGAAGTTCTGTTCGTAGAAGCCAGCTGCTGCGCGCTCTTCTGTAGTAGTAGGAACATTCTTTTCATTCTTTACATTCTTGTTTGTGTTCGTTAGCTGTTCGTTAGCTGTTCGAGAGCTGTTCGTTAGCTGTTCACTTTGCTGGTACTCATTCCAGTTGAGTACAGTGATGACGCTGAATTGCGGGTTTGATTTGATGTTCAACATCCCGAGAGATTCAAAATCTTTCAGCGCGCGATAAATAAATGAGCTGTTCACTTTGAGAGATGGACGCACACCGGCGTTCATCTCATCCCGCAGTGCGACGCGGCCCGTGACCAGTTGACCGCTGTTCAAGTGCTGTTCACGGCCGTTAAAAGGAACAGTACCAGGTACGTGTCTCGCCTTGATCAGGATTAGAAGCCACAGCTTAAGTCGCTGCGGGTCTGTCCAGACGAGGGACTTCGTAATTTTGCGGTGAAGCTTAATCCAGCCTTCGTCTGCCATCAGATCACCTCCTACCAGGCGAAGTAGAACTCGCCAGTGCTCTGGCACCAGTACTGGCCGCCACCGATATAGGCTGCATCCTGATCACCACAGACCTGGCAAAGCTCGCATAAATCTGCATCCACGCGATCACCCCTCGTCCGCTGCGCTGTCAGTCTGGCTCTTGAAGTACTCGTCTGCTTCCTTAGCGAGATCAGGGTCGATCGTGGTAGCTGTGTCCGTGGTCGATTCTTCTTCGGCGCCGTCCACCCACTTAGGCTCGCTGGTCAGTTCACCGGTCTCAGGATCAAAGTTCTGTGGCGTCTCATCCTTAGCGACAGCTTCTTGCATCTGAATCGAAAGGATGCCCCACTTGCTCAGCAGGTTGCGGATCACCGTCTTGATCGCCATGGCATCAAAGTTGGACTTCCAGACACCAGACCGCTGACCGTTGTAGTTGCCGGACTTGCTGTATTGTTTGCGGTGCTCATCCATCTCTTCGACCGTCCAGTAAGTCGTCTTCTGAAAGCCGTTAAGCAGCTCAAAGTGACCGACGTAGCCGACAACCTTGTCGCTGATCTTCTCGCCAACTGAATAGGTCTCGGAGAACGGATCCCAGTCACGGATCTCGCCCTCGTGGACCACGCTTGCGTTGATTGCTTTGTACTGGCCCGTGCGGAGCGCAAGTTGGATATACCCGCGATACCCCATCTGTGGCTGTGCGCGCTTTAGCCAGCTACCGGAGGCCTTGTCCTTTTCACGGAATGGCACGATGTACATGTAGCCCAAGTTAGGATCTACGGGCAAATTAAGTGCCGCTGCGACCATTGCAGATGAGACCACACTCATGGCGTCGACGTCTTGCAGCTGTTGTGAGCTGTTGACTAGATTGATCACCGAGCTGGTAAAGGCATTGGCATTTTTGCCCATAACCTCGGCCATCCGCTTCTGCACAGAGCCACTGTTCATGAGACTCTTGACGCTTGATGCCGCTACTGCTGTGTGGGCGCTCTGCGCGCTTGCAAGCTGATTCGATAGTTGGCTCATTCTTCTTCTGCCTCCTCAAGATCGTTTGTGATGATACGCCGCACATCGCCTGGCATGTGGTACTCGATGTTGCCGTGATCAGTGATGATCAGTGGCCCATCTGTGATGGGCTCCGGGATCTGAATTGATTCGGCGTTGCCACGATACTTCTGACCGTCAAATGTGATGACGGTATAGTGCCTGTCATACAAAATCATTTAAGTGCCTTCTTTCGTTTAATCCTCAAAGTGCGGGTTCCCCGCTTGTTGGCTTTGTTGGTGACGATCCAGTTGGTCGTCTCTCCGGCGCTGGCTTCGCCGATTGTCTCCCGCAGCTTGTTGTCGATCGCGTCGGTAGCCTCTTTGGATGACTCCATACTTGATTTGAGCTCTTCTCGGCTCGTTAGCAGGCTGTCGAAGGACGTGTCCATGGATAAGGCCTCCCCGTCGTCTTCGGGGTACAGGGCGCGTAATGCGGCCGTCGTAGCGGCAGTACCGTCTGGATCTGGTGGGACATCCTTGATGATGTGCTGCTCCCACCAGTCAATTAACTGCGGCTCGATGATGCTGATGGCTTCCTGGTCGCGATCGACGCGCTTGTAGCCAAAGTGGTGACCACCGACTAGGTAGGCAAAGTAGACGTAAGGCCGATCCAGCACGTGCATGTAGTGCTGCACCTGCAACTGGTATGGCACCGGCACCTGGTCACCTTCCCACTCGCTGGACTTGTACTCAGTCGCTGTCTTAATCTCCAAGAAGCCTTCCTCACCGGCGATATCCCGATCAATGTTTGCCCGCAGGTAAGGGTGCTCCGGATCGTAATAGGTCTTGTTTTGCCTATAGACGCGCTTACCGGTCACTGCTTGAAATTCGTGGGCCAAAATAGGCTCCATGATGGTGCCCCAATGCGTAAATTCATTGCCTTGGTCAGTGATCGGGATCCGACCCGTCTTCGTCGCCCAGACGCTGTAAGGCGAGTTCCAGGGGCTCAGGCCTAAGATGGCAGCTACGTCGCTACCGCCGATGCCCTTGCGCCGAAATTTGAGCCACTCCAGGCGATCCATACCGGCAGTGCTGGCAAACTCAGGCGTCATGGTCTGGCCGCCTTCCCGCAACAAAAACAGCTGCCGTGAAGTGCCCGTTAAATGTCTTCCACCATTGGACGGTCGTATATTTTGCCCGCACTACGGGCGCGCCAATTGCCTCAGATAATGGTTTTAGCCAGTCACGAGCCTCTGCGTTAGTCTTCGGAAGCGTATCGCCGCGCGTCATGGTCAGGTCCACGCTTGCCCCACGACGCATCAACCCGATGACAGCCGCCTCTGTAGGCGTTAAATCATTAATCTTCATGGTCTTCATCCCCTTCATCAAAGCCGAACTGCTCGGCCTTCTGTTGCTCCCAGTCGTCATGCTCACGGAGTGCAGCGTCAATGTCTTGCTGGTTCATCGCTGGCCTCCTCTTCGGCGTGACCGAGGTCACGGTCTAGTCGCTCCTCATACAACTTCAAAAACAAGTCCTTGATCTGCTGATATTCAGAGATGGCTGCCTGATAATCTTTAGGGTTCAGTTTGGTATTGAGGGACACACCATGAAGAGCCAAAACAAGGTAACGAATACTGTTGTGAATTCTCCCGGCATATACCGAATGGGCACTACGCGCGTTATAGGTCCAACCGCTCGGACCATATAGCCGGTTGTAGCGACTAGAAATCGGATATTTCTCATTAAGTGCGCGGATCTCTGAACTTTTGACGCTCACAAGCTGAAACACGGTTCGCGAGTCAAGCACTCGGTCATCGGTTGTCAGAGCTTTTGCTACTGCATCACTAATAATTTTCGATAGGTCCTCTTTTGTCAGCGTTATTTGGTCACTCATTGTCTTCCTCCTCTGGGATGTCTAGCAGCTTGACGATCCAAGCTGCGATTGGCTTGTCACCGCGCAACTCAAGGTAAATTCGAGTTGCGAGAACAAAAACTAAAAATGCGATTGCTACTTGTACTAAAGTCATGTGTTGCCTCCTACGGACACTTGCGATGTGTGAGAGTCATCTTTTTTGTCTTGCAATAAAGCTGTTGATGTCCGTCTTGCTGAAGTAGACCTTTCTACCGATTCGCCGGCATGGCAGGCCCTTCTTGCGAAGTTCTAGTAACGTATATTTGGTGCCCTGAAGTAGCGTGATGGCGTGTTCTGTGTCTAGCCACTCGGCGGCCATGATCACCAGCTCATCACGTAGCACTGCACGGATGGTTCGGCCGAGTGTCTTAGCTAGCAACGATTCCGCCATCCTAATCACTTCCTTTTGTTTGGCCTCCCTCCGGCGGATAATAGATTCGGAAAGGAGGTGAAGATTAATGAATGAAATGGAATTGTCATTTAGTGAAATGAAACAGCTTCTTCGATCGGCGTTCACTCACGCTCGTCGTGCAAATGATTTCGTCTCTGATCATGGAGAACGCGGTGAATTTGCTGCGGTAGGCGAAGCTGCTTGTGCGTATTCTGATTTTCGGGCGCTTTGGATTTACGCTAAGGTGAAACCCGACTTTGACCGTGGCGACCTTGACGATTTGATGGATAAGGCGGCTGTATTTCAGCATGAGTTATCTAAAAATGTCGCAACAAACCACAGCCACCAGTGGACTGATATCGAGTACGGTAGCTTAGTCAAAACCGGTAGCCGTGTTGCCGGCCTGCTTCGCGAAGATAAGCTGTTCACAGATCAAGAAGTTACTGATTACTTGTCTGACTAGTCTTCTCGACAAACCGCTTGATTAGGTCAATCTCGGCTTCGTCAAATCCCATGCTGCCTAGTCGAGCGGTTGTAGTTTGCTTAAACAGCCACGATACGGGGTCTGCTTTGGCGGGCGCCGTATTTTGCTCGTTCCGGCCTTGGACAATAGCATCAATTTTGCCTAAAGTTTCATGAAGTTGTTTCGTCTGGGTTGCAGCCAGATTGAGCAACTTTTTTAGTTCGTCAAGGTTCAGGTTGACGGTGGTTTTATAGCTACCAATCGGTTTGCTCATTTGGATACCTCCATATCACCGGTTAGGAAACCATTAATGAAGTGTTGTTGGCCGTCGCCAGTGACTTTCGTCGTCTTGGTAGTGACGTTCACGCCGTTGCCATCAAGATGTGTCGATTCCTTAATCTCGAACCAACCGGCATCCATCGACTTCTGCGTTGGCGTGTTCCAGTCGCTACCTTTGCGTGCGATCAGATAGCCGTGATTACGTAGCCAAGCAAACAAACGATTCTGGCCAATGATGATGCCGTTTTGTCGCAAGATTTTGGCAAGCGATCCGATCAGAATACTTGTGGTGCTTGCTGACACCGCATCAGCGAACAACGCTTTGGGCTTCATCGCCTCGTTATCGGCTGTGAGAGCCGCCGTCTTGGCTTGCTCGGTCTTGAGCTGTGTTGCTAGCCGGATAATGAAGTCGGGATTGGTGAGCGTCTTCTCAATCGTCTCAGGCGTCATGTACGCGCCATGCTTGCGGATTGTTGGCAAGACTTCCGCTGCCACCCAGTCCGTAAATTCCTCCGAGTTTGGCATTTCAGATTTGAACACCAGCTTATAGAGTCCTGGTTCGGCGATAACAACGAAGTCTTGTTTACCACCGGGGGTCATCAATTTGGTGACCCCTTTAAATTTGTCTGGAACGTATTTGTTGACCGCGTTCGCCGGCTTGCTATACCCCAGCACCTCGGCGACATCCTTACCAACAAACATTGGTTGATCATCGACTAACACGGTACGAATTGATTGACCGTGAAAGTCGAATAATTGTGGTTCATTCATTTCAATACCTCCTTTTGTTTATGATCGAGATAGCCTAGGATACGATCCCAGCGCTTCTTGTCTGTGTCAGTGGCCGTTAACCCTTGGCCTTGCACCATCTTCTTGACAAGATGGGCTGTTTGACTTGCTGAGAGGCCAATGTGTGCGCCAGCCTCTGCTTGAATCATGTGAGCCTTAGCTAACTGTTCTTGCCATTCCCATTTGTCTGCCATACTTTCACTTCCTTTTGTGCGATAATTGATAAAAACGGAGCGGATAATTGTGAAACTATCAAAAGAGCAACTTGCTTTGTTGCAAAAACTCGATGCCGGAAAATTGCCAGTCAGCAATGACTATTTCAACCACCATCTAATTGACCTCTGGCATGAAAAGTTACTTACACCTGAAATCAAATTTGAGGGTGGTGATGAGACAGTAACGGGCTATCGCTTAACGGATAAAGGTCGAAACCTTGTTTCGATTGAAAAAGAAGAACGTTCCCAACACGTCAAGGACAATTTCTGGTCTCCACTCGCTGTTAATTTCATCATCTGGATTGTTGGCCTTGCAATGGGGTGGATATTGCGCTCGTTATTTTAGGAACCATCCCATCACCGTGCCTACTAGCAATGAGCCTAATGCCCAGATCAAGGCACGACAGGGATGTTCCCGCTCCCACTCAATGTATCCAACCCAAAAGCCGCTGATACGTTTCTTTTCCTTGGAAATCAAGCTGTTTTCACCTCACTTTCTAACCAAATTTGTACATTAAGTTGTTAAACTCAGTTGACGTGGTACGAGTTTCGTACTACAATTGCACACGTAAACAAGCGTAGAAAACGCCAGTCCTACCTCGTCTGTTCCTTGCTTGGCGGCTCCGGGACAATTGACACGGTATTTATATGCTCTGTTTAACAACTTGGTACGAGGACTATATTAATACGCCTTTCGTACTTCGTCAACATAATTTGAACGTCTTTTGTAAATTAACATTTACGAAACCGGGAGGAGCCTTGATATGACGCTGTTCGAGCGTATTAAAAAAATTTCATCAGAACGTGGATTTGCATTGACGGAGGTCGCACGCCGCGCCGGTATTGGTGAAAAGTCCGTTTATGCTTGGAAACCATCTAAGGCGTATCCAGACGGAATCACTCCTCGGCGAGAAACGCTTGAGAAGGTCGCCAACGTCCTGCACGTCAGCGTTGACTACCTGCTTGGTAATACCGATGATCCCAACCCGCCTAGAGCCTCTGATAAGAAGCCGATGACGAAGAATCAAGAACTCATCGCCTACTCAATTGATCCCGATATTTCCGATGATGAGCGCGAGGCGATCATCGAAATGGTCAAACAGGCGATGAAGTTCAGAAAACGTCTTTAAGGTGGCGCTGTCTATGACCGACTTGGAACGAATCGAAGACATGTACCCGCAGCTAACGTTTTACGGAGTAGAGGTGAAAAGTCCGCACTACCACGGCCACATCCAGGGCCATGAAGTGTACATAAACACCCTGCAGCCAGACATCGACTGGCTGGAGACCGCTATCCACGAGGCGTTGCACTTTGAGTTCGACTCAGGCGACTGCTCCGACACGCGGGAGCTCAAGATCATCAAAAACGAGGGCTGGACTCGACGCCAGGCCCGGCTGATCTACACAGACCTTTTTGGCCTACCCGACCTCAAATAAAAAAGGCCCCTACTCGCTGGCACGAGTAAGAGACCGTGGTGATGTATGTATCACAAAATCTATATTACCACTTTGGGGGAATTGAAAAATGGCAAAGAAACAGATTAAGGGCGAAGACGGCAAGACTTACACCGTTAAAGAAGCGAAGGCCTGGTACAAGCGTTGGTGGATCTGGGCGATCGTGGTGGTCGTCTTAATCTTCATCGTTCCGGCACTCGTCGGTGGCGGTGGTAGTAGTGACGATAGCTCGAGCTCGACAAAGACCGCCAAGACGGCAAAGGGATCCTCGACCAAGAAGGAAGCCTCATCGTCTAGTTCAGCCGCCAAGACCATCAAATTCGACAACGGCACACGCGACATCGTCAGCGAAGCCACCTATCCCGTCAGCTACTCGGACAACTCCTGGGCTGGCACCACGGTCTCGATAGACAAAGCCCGCGTGATCCAGGTCAAGCCATTCAAGGATGACGGCGACAGCAAGACATATGAAGGTATCGTTGAGGTGCACTTCACCGTCAAGGCGACGCGCGACATCTCCATCTATCCGTCACAAGCCACGCTGATCACTTCCGACGGTCAGCAGACCGATGCTGACGGCTATGACACTGACAATTTCGACGGCGATCTCGGCAAAGGCGTCACCAAAGATGGCACCGTGCGTTTTGAACTGCCGAAGCTGACCGACGCCAAGTCGATCAAGACACTGCGGCTCAAATGGTCTGGCAACTACGACACCGATGACGTCGATGATGACGGCGCCTATAAAGACTATGACGCCACCATCACGCTACAAAATTAGGCAATAAAAAGACGCCCATCCCCAACTTTGGCCGGTCAGGATGGACGCAGACGACATATCCAGGGAGATAAGGCCCTTTGTATGCACTCAATACTATATCACTGAAAGGAGGTGGTGCCAACGGTGTACCCCCTGCGTTAGCTTGCGATGTGTGAGAGCTGAAAGGATAACGCAAAATGCCAAAACCAAAACAGTATACTATCAAATCGAAAACAGGAAGCACCGGAAAGCAACTCAAACCTGAAAAGAGGTGGATGATAAAAGGATATCTGGGGATCGACCCTAAGACTGGGATCGACAAATACACAACGCTGCGCGGGTTCGAGACCGCACTAGAAGCTAGTGACGCGTTTGATGATGCAAAGTACAACCTGCGGCATGGCATAATTCAGCCAGACCACGAGTTCACTTTGGATGAAGTTTATGAGCTTTGGCTCAAAGAGCGCTCCAACGAAGTGACATCTGGTACTATGCTCAGCAACAAATCGGCTTATAGGAACCAGATCAAGGACGTCTTCGGCCATTACTACCTTGACCGCGTTACACCCCTAGACGCTCAGCACTGGGTCAATGGACTGACCGTAAAAATCAATGGTCCGCTCAGTGTTTTGTCGATGATTCTATCCTTTGCTGTCCGCATGGGGTGGCTGTCATCCAACCCTTGTCGTGAAATCAAAAGGCCGCGCGGATCAAAAAGGGCTTATGCCATAAAAAAAGATAAGCGGTACACTTTGGACGAAGCCAGGCATTTCATTGATGTGTTGAATCGAAAGGCGGAAACAAACCCAAAGCTATGGGAGCGACGTCGCGTAGTGCTATCACTTACACTTGCTACTGGTATTCGCCGTGGCGAACTAGTAGGCCTAAAATGGGAGGATGTAGACTTTCAGCGTCACCTACTGCATATACGACGCGCAGTAAAAGAAGGCGATCGCGGCGAAGAAGTTGGCCAAACCAAAACGGCTAGCAGTGTCCGCACGCTTGCACTGACGAGCGACACCACAGCCATGCTAGCGCAGTGGTGTGTGACTCAGGCGCGTAATCTGCTGATCGAAGGCCGAGAGATCTCGTCAGCACAATGGCTCTTTACTGGTAGGACAGCCTCGGGGCATCTGTCTCTTTGCACCCCATTGTCGTGGATGCAGGATCTTTCGAAAGAGTCAGACGTCCGAAATCTTTGCCTGCATGGTCTTCGACACACCAAAGCAACGATTCTAGCTTCGCAAGGTGTGAAGTATACATCCATTGCTGCCATTCTTGGGCACTCAACAACCGAGACAACGACGCGCACTTACATCCACCCAACAAGCGAAGGTCAGGAGGAAGTCGAGGCCGATTATGCCAATCTTTTCAAACTGCCGTCTGGTCAAAATCTGGTCACAAATAACAAACTTGATGAGTGA